TGTATGTGAACTCAGTAGCGGCTAGACTGCGTAGAGACAAGAGGATTTCTTGGTCGATTTCAGCAGTGATCTCTTGAGCTAGAGCAGCCATGATTTCGGCTTCTACGTCGATACCATGTTGTGCTTGAGCGTCTTGAGCGGCTTCGAATGTCCAGCGAGCTTGTAGCTTACGTGACTTAGCTTCAACAGCTTGACGCAAGATTTGAACACTGATTTGACGGCCACCAGCGCCTTCTAGGGCGGCTGTGTTAGCAGCTTGGTAAGAAGTTTGTGTAGCGCCTGTACCAGCAGAATACGCTTGAGCGATCTTGAATGGTGATAGTGCTTCTTCGCCAGCTGTAGTAGATGTTGCCGCACCTGAAGAGTCAGTCATGCTGTTAGCATAACGAACACGTAGAGTGTGGATCTGAGCTACTGGGCCTGTCATTGGCTGAACGCCTACCAATTCGTTAGCGATAACGGTTGGCATTACACGACGGATAACTGGTAGAATTACACGGTTTAGTGTAGCGATATTACCAGCAGTAGTTGTACCGGCTGAAGATTCAGCTAGTAGTTGCTTTTTGGTGTTTTCTAAGATAACACCCATTGTTGAGCGCTTAGTGCCCTTGAGACCTTCTAGGAGGGCTTCTTTGGTTTCACCCCAACGGCTCTCTAATAGTACTTTTGACATTTATTTCTCCTATAGTTTATGTCGTTAATTAAAGCCCTGCCAAGCGTTTAAAGTCTACGAGATTATCATCTCCTTCAACTTCAGTCTTAACGGCAGATTTATCACCAGTTACTTCGATACTTTCACTAATCATTGCCTTCTTTGCAGCTGGCTTTGAATCAGTGGCAGAATTTAATACTGCTGGTAGATACTTATCGAAAGCGCCCTTTAGCTTTGGTGTCTGGACGCTTTCTAGTAAGTTCTTCATTACAGAAGCCTTCTCTTCGTTTAGAGTACCTAGCAATTCAGCCATGGTCTTCTCACGTAGATTAGATTCTTTAATGATACGAACTTCACGTTCTTTGGATTCAACTAATTGCTTAGTTGATTGGACTTGCTTCTTGCTTTCGGCAAGTTGCGTTTGTGCTTGTTGTAATTGAGCAACTAGCTTACGAGTTTCAGCTTTCTCATTGAGATGAGTAGCACTGAATTCGGCAGCAAATGCTTCGAACAAACGTTGACCAAAAGCACTCTGACGAGCACTCTTAATGTCTTCTTTCAATTGGCTAATTTCGCCTTTGAGTTGACCAGTAACAGCGGCTGAAAGTTTCTTAGCACTTTCAGAGATGAACTTAGCCTTCAAAGCATCTAGTTGTTTTTGACCTTCGGCTACTAACTTCACCTTAGCTTCAACAACTGCCTTCTTGTCAGTTTCGAATTCTTTGATTTCTCGTGATAGAGCGTGAACAACAAATTGCTCTAGCTTCTCACGGGATTCAAGTTGAACTTGACGATCGGCACGTAGTTCACGGATTTCTTCGGCTAGCTTTGTAACCATAAATTCGTTGAACTTAGCTGCGTTTTCACGTAGCTGACGTTGTGCTTTTACACGATCTTCATTCATTGCTTGGCGCTCTTGCTGAAATTCTGTGATTTCAGCGTTGAGGCCTTCTGTTACCATCTTGTCAAGGGCTTCGACCATAACATCTTTGTCATGTTCGTATTTTCTCGCAAACTCTTCGCGGAGTTCACTACGCACTTGTTCACGTGCTTCGTTTAGTTTTACTTCCCATGCTTCATTGATAGCTTGGGCAGTTTCACCATTAACGAGGCCGCTTTCAAGTAGCGGTTTGATAGCATCCATCATGCTCAATTCCCCTTGTTGATTTTTAGATCATTGATAAGACGAACTACTTCGTCTTTCAAGTATCGCTGGACACTCGCGCTGTTACGGTCGCCTTTTAGATTTTCTAAAATCTTATGACCATGTTTCATGTTCATTAGACCTTCGTAAATCGCTTTTGGATAAGCATTAGGCGCACTTGGCTGTGCTACAATGTCCACAGTGACAATTTCAAAGTCACTGACCTTGCCAGTCATCTCGTCAACGTTTCCGCTGCCTCGTGAACTGACACCGAGTTTCACACCAGCACCTAGCATTTTTGCGATTACATCGCCCATAGGTGTTGGTAGAATTTTTAATTTACCGAAGCCCGTCGGTCCATCGACCCACATATCGGTAATAATGTGACTAACTCTATCTAAGTTGATTTTTAGATCATCTGGGTGATCTACTTCACCTAGAACTGAGTTACCGTTTTCAATCTGTTCTCTAATTGAACCGACTGCTCTTTCGATTTCATGAACTGGATAAATTCGTTCATTAGCGTTCTTGACTCCGCCTTCGATAAATACACCCTTCATGTAGAAGTTCTTACCGCCATCAGAGTTTGCTTCTGATTCAGTGACCATTCTATTCTTAGATGGAGCAAGATATTCTTGTAATAATCTTTTGTTCATTCTGCGTCTTTCTTTGGAGTGAATGACCAACCATGTTTATTTTTCTTCGCCCAAGATACAATCGTTTGTCTAGTAACGCTGTATTTAGCGCCTGCTTTGAATGATGAGTCAAACACTGTTCCGTCTGGCGCAGTGTAATATCCCTGAAAACTAGGATTGTTTGCTCCACCATTAGAGATACTATTCTTCTTACGCGCATTAGCATCTTGTATTCTACCAGTACTAGCCGCACCAATAAGTTTTTTAGTCTTATCCGAAACTGTTTTACCAGTATGAACTTTACGAACAATGTCGCCAAATCCTTCTGGCTTCTTTTTACCGGTCATATTTGCGACTGTTCTTACTCTGCGCTCATCAGTCCATTTACTACCAGTAGTAGTAAATTTACCATCACCGTTATGTCTGTTGAAGCTGTTAACATCGTTCTTAGCATCTAGTTTTGTTAGATATTTCGCTTCGAGTTGAAGCATATCTACCGGATTACCAATTGCTAACACTTTACGTTGCCAATCTTGAGGATTGGCTAAAATCAATGGCTTTACTTCTTTACTTGAACAGTAATATCCATCTTCAGGGTGAGCACCGATAGAAGTTCGTGAGCCCACATACCACTTTCCAGTAGGTATGTGGGTCCAGCGATAGAGATAAGCCCTAGTGTTTTCTAGCAACATTATCTCTCTTTCTAGGTACAATGCCATTTCCCTATGTTCCTTAGATACGGCGCTTAACTGTCTTACGAGACTCAGCTACTGGACTCTTAGACTTACCTGGATCTTCGCTCTTTGGTGCTGGTGCTTTTGTTTTGAAAGCTGTCTTGCCAGCATTGCCACCAACTTTGTTGATGTTACCGAAGTCTTCTGTCTTCTCGCCTTTAGAGTAAGCATTTGATGGCTTCTTAGGTGCTGTTGGTACAGACTCTGAACCGTCAAACTTAACTGGCTTGCCGCCTGTTTCTAGACGCTTTGGGTTTTGTAGGGTTGGACTCTTTGCTTGAGCACCATTGTCACCCATCTTGCCGAATTTATCGTATGTCTTGCCACCAACTTGTTTTAGTTGAACAGCTTCCATAACTTCTTCTTCGCCGCCGAAGTCTTCTTCGCCGCCTTCTTCACCACCGAAGTCTTCTTCGCCGCCGAAGTCTTCTTCACCGCCAAAGTCAGCACCATCATCATCGCCGCCCATTTCAGCTTCGAACTCAGCCATTAGCTGGTCTAGCTTTTCTTCTAGGTCAACAACTCGGTCTTCTAGGTCTTCTTCGCCGCCTTCTTCGTCACCGAATTCGTCAGCTTCTTCGTCACTAAATTCTTCTTCGTCACCGAACTCGTCGTCAGCACCGAACTCTTCTTCGCCGCCTTCTTCGCCGCCGAATTCATCTTCGCCGAATTCTTCAGCAATAGTTTCTTCAGCTTCTAGTTCGTTCATGTCGTCGCCGAGCATTTCAGCATCGTCTTCGGCCATAATTGATTCATAAATTTCACGACTCTTTTCAACTACGATATCGTGAAATAGTTGTTCTGCTTGTTCTTTATTTTCGTTGATGATTAGATCGATCAACTTTTCAAATTTCTGTGCGCTCATTATTTGTCTCCTGTAGGTTAAATGGCATTTGTACTTTATTTAGTGCGATAGTATGGAAACACACGTAAAATAGTGTATTTTTTAGAGTTTTCGTGGAT